TGCTAAAGTTGAATGAGCATGACGCAAAGCTGACTCGCTTGGAAATCTACCGCGAGGCCGACCAGCAAACCATGCTCGAGTACAAACGGGATTTGCGCAACGATGTTGATGAGATCAAACGAGAGCTAAAACCCTTGTTTGGTCAAGGCATCTTGGCACAACCGCGGGCATCTGATGACCAGCAAGAAAAGGAGCGCGTAAGCCAGCAAAATAGGTTTGTTGTTCGGCTACTCGTGATAATGGCGATCCTTTTTGGGGTAGGTGTTTTGTCGTTTTTCGGGTTGGTATTATGGCTCGCGTTAAATAGGGCTTAAATCGTGCAGAAGCGTGTGCAGTTATGGGTATTCAGCGAACACTCGTGGCCATTGATGCTAGTTGTAATCTCTCTGGTTTACTGGTTAACGCCACGCGAAAGCTGGGCGGTTGCGCTCTTTTTGTCTCTAGCTGTGTTCTATTTGGCCTGGGCTATCGCCTGGGCAAGTGAATATTGGAAGCTTCAGCGCATAGCATCGAGGTTGTTATTTGCCGCAGCAAATCTATTTGTGGGCATTGCTTTATTGTTCGGATCAATCCTAACAATGCAGCCCGAGGCTGAGAGAAGCGAAACCCTACGCCTGATTTCCCGCATTTGCTGGCTTGTGAGCTTTGTACCTATGTCGATAGCGGTCTACAAGGAATGTTGGCGCATTGGTAGAGGTTTACGGGCGGCGTGGCTTAGGTGGCACGGTAAAGGGGAATAATAGCTATGAATGATCCTAAAGCACTTTTAGCCGCAATCGTTTTAACTGCGCTCCTTGTCTGGTTTTTCATTCAAGGCGGCTGGCGCTCTGCGCATGGCGCGCTGACCATCGCCTTGACGATTATGGCCGTGTTGCGTCTTGTGGGCTTGTGGGCGTGGTGAGGAATAACTAGGTGTGGCTCTTACCGATAAACAACGAGTTTTTTGCAGCGAATATGTTATCGATTTCAACGCTTCCCAGGCTGCTATCAGGTCTGGGTATTCGGAGAAAACCGCCGGCGCTATTGGCTGGGAAAACCTTAAAAAACCTGAAATTGACCAGGAGATTAAGCGCCTTATAGATGAGCGATGCATGAGGTCTGATGAAGTCCTGATGAGGCTGGCAGGCCACGCCCGCGGCGACATAGGCGATGTGCTTACAGATGACGGTGAGGGTATCGACTGGCAAAAGGCAAAACGGGCACGTAAAACGCATCTGGTTAAGAAGGTGACGATTCGTACAGAGCGCAGGACTATCGGAGATGACAAGGAAGTCGAAACCGAAACCAGATCGATAGAGCTATATGATGCTCAGGGCGCATTGGTGCAGATAGGCCGGCATCATAAGTTGTTTGTTGATAAATCAGAGTTGGTCGGTAAAGACGATCAGCCATTGATACCATTGGTAAGAGCACAGCCCGGCGAGTACGATAAGCTTAAATGAAATACGCCATCATTGAATCAACCGATGCACCCAGCTTTAGGGGCAAACTACAAACCTTGTGGGACTCTAAACACCATGAGGTGATTGTTTCTGGACCCTATGACACGGGCAAGACGTTTGCAGCCCTATCTAAGCTTCACGCACTGCTCTGTGTGCATCCCAAAAGCAATGCGCTAATGGTGCGACAGACCCGCAACAGCATCCTGACCAGCGCCGTCATAACCTACGAAAAAAAGGTGTTACCATTCCCGCCCAGCGATCCACGATGCCCCATCAAAAAATACGGCGGTGAGCATGTGGAATTCTACGCTTATCCTAATGGGTCAAAGCTCTGGGTGGGCGGATTAGATGACGCGGACAAATATTTGTCCGCAGAATATGATTTCATCTACGTTAACCAGGCTGAGGAAATCACGCTCGACAGTTGGGAAAAGCTGGTAGGGCGTGCAACGGGCAGAGCCGGTAACGCTCCGTGGACACAGGTATTCGGGGATTGCAACCCAGGCCCGCCAAATCACTGGATTAAGAGCCGACCAGCGTTGCAACTGTTGGAGACTCGCCACGAGGATAACCCCAGCCTGCACGATGGCCACGACTGGACAGAAGCAGGGCGCAAACGGTTGGCCGTGCTGGACGGTCTAACCGGCTTACGCTACAAGAGAGGCCGGCTTGGTCTGTGGGTAGGCGTTGAGGGTGTAGTGTATGAATTCGATAGCACTGTACACCTAATCAAACGCTTTGAGATTCCAGAGCACTGGCAACGCATTAGGGTTATCGATTTTGGCTACGTCAATCCGTTTGTATGCTTGTGGCTGGCCATTGATGAGGATGGCCGGCTTTATCTGTATCGACAACTCTACATGACGCAGCGCACCGTGGCGCGGCACATGGTAGATATACACCTGTACAGCCGGGGAGAACGCTACACCGCAACCATTAGCGACCATGACGCGGAGGATCGTGCTACACTGGCTGCAAAGACCATCGTTGATGATGAATCCCTGGTCAAGAAGTTAATTGCAGCCGGCTTCCCGACGAATGGACATAAGCAGGTCGTTTTGCCTGGCATCCACACGACAAACGCAGATAAGCGCATCACCGTGGGCATAGAGAAGGTGCAGGAGCGGCTAAAGTTGCAAGGTGATAACCGGCCACGCTTGTTTGTGATGGAAGATTCCTTGATTGAGATTGACGAAACATTGAAAGACGCCTATAAGCCCTATTGCACTGAAGATGAATTCAGCGTATACGCATATCCAGAGGGCAAGGACGGCAAGCCAGTCAAAGAGGAGCCGGTCAAGGTGTACGATCACGGTATGGACGCTCTACGCTACGGTGTAGTGTGGATGGATGCCCAGCAGCCAAATTTGCAGGTTGTAGCTAAGTCGGCCGTACTGTATGGCACTCGTGAAACATCGTTTAACCGGCAAATCGGGCAACATGGCAGCCGGTATGCGCCAGAACGGTCAGGGGGGGTCTATGGCAGCCGCCCCTAACTGGCTTACCAAATTCAATAATGCTTTGCGCCCGCAAGTTGTAAAAGAGCTTATCGGCCGCTGGGTATTAGGCGAGGCGCAATACAGCCTATTCCGCTCGCGTGCCTACGTGAAAACCGTAGATGAGACTATTCCAAATTATGAATTTTGGGACATGCTGCGGCGTGGCAAAGCGAAGGGCTATAGCCTGGGCGGATTGTTTGCCCGCCGTATCGAGTGGATTCTAGCTACCTGGATATTGGGCCAGGGCGTTGATGTGACGCTGAAAGACAAAGAACTTGGGGAGAGCGCAGACTACACCAACGGGAAGATTGCTGATTTCATCGCAAGCCTATTGGACGCCGGCCAGGAACTAGACGAGGAAGAATTGCAGCCTGACCGTGATGACCGGCAGAATAGCCGCCTGATGACTGTTTTTTGTGACACACTCGGCTTGGGCGACCAGTGGGTTATCATCAACGCTGACGGCAGCCTGAGCGTGCCATCCCCTGATACGGTGACGTGCAATCGTGATCCGCTCGATTACCGGCTGGTGTTGAGTGTGGTTATCACCACGCGCACCGGCGAATATGTAATTACTGATGAGTACAGGGCGGACGGGCGTACCATCATCGTTAAGCGGGGCGAGGAAATCGTTGGCACGCAGACCTTTGCCAACCTGATCGGCCGTATCCCTGTGGTGCATTTCGCCTATGGCATGAGCGGGAACGAAACCTATGGACACCCGATCCATGAGCAGCTAAAGCCGCTGTATGACCAATACGACGATTTGATCTACAAGCAGATCGATGGCGCAAAACTCCTGGGGAATCCTCTGCTTACCTTCGCCGGGATGGAAGATATTAACGCCGTCCAAAATGCAAATCAGCCAGCGACCGCTGACACTTACCTCGACAAGGACGGCAACGAGCAGACCAGGCCACAACTTAACATAGATTCCAATGCAGTATTACTTGTTGGCAAAGGCGGATCGGCATCCTTCACCAGTCCGCCGGTGGGGTTCACCGCCGACACCACCCAGGCGTTACAATCGCTCTTTTCGCTGCTCATGTACCATATCGGCATACCCGACTTCGTTTGGGGAGATGAGCAGAGCAGCGCCCGCGCCACGTCTGACACGCAGATGGAACAATTCGTCAAGGATATTATCGGGTGGCAGCGCAACACCGGCGGGCAAATCGTCAAGCTGTGCAAAATCTGGCTGCAAACGAAGGCGCTCACAGATCCACAAATCATTGTGGGTGCGCTAACGATTACCTGGCCAGAACTGGTACAGGAAGATAAAGAAGTTATTTTGAAGTTTATCGATTTTGCCAAGTTGAATGCACTTATCACAGATGAAACGGCATTACGCTTGCTCGCACTGGTTGACGATGCCAAAGAGGAAGTAGAGTTAGCGCAGGCTGAGGCAGAGGAAAAACAGGCGGCCATGATGGATCAGGAGACATCAGACTTTGGGCAACGCCTGAAGCTTGAAGCGAAGACCATGCCGGCCAAAGAGATGACCGCCGAAATTGTACGTACCGATACAACCGTTATCGCCGCCATTCGTGAACTGAGAGCGACATTAACGCAACTATGACCGCATACGCAGCGCCACTTATCCAAGACGCCGACGATGGACCCGGCGAACTGAATACGACTGACGACGGCAAGGTGCTGTTCTGGGATGGCAACCGCAAACGTTTTGCCGTGGGCGCTCTACGTAGCACCGGCGGGCAGATTGTAGGGCACTTTGGCGGGCTGAACATCCAGAACGCCAGCGATGGACCCGGCACGCTTACCGTAGCATCTCACGGGATGGCTTTAATTTGGAACAATACGACAGGCCATTTTGAGACTGGCGCGGTAGGCGGCACGCCTGGCGGCTCTACGGCACAGGTTCAGTACAACAACGCCGGATCTTTTGCCGGTGATGCTGGGCTAACCTATGACGACGCCAATAATGCGTTGACCGTGACCGGGCGAGTAGTGACACCTCTGATTGTGGGTGGCACTGGCACGACCGACGACCTGATTTTGCGCACAACCTCTGGCGTTGGCGCATCTGGCGCTGACATGATTTTTCAGGTCGGCAACAATGGTGCAACGCAGGGGATGATTATCGACAATAGTGGCAATATCGGGATCGGGCCGTCGGCTCCGAGTAGCTCTGTTAGTTTGAACCGTTTTTTGCATATTTCCAGCGCTTTACATGCCGGGATCGTGTTCGAGGATACCGCCGTCTCCACCAAAAAATTCGAGATGTGGACGGATGGCGGGGTATTCAATCTGCACCGCCAGAACACCAACCAGCGCATGATGGCGATCACCGACTCCGGTGTGATCGGATTCAATGTCGCAACCCCAACCGGTGCAAATGTACAAATCAATGGTACAGGAGGTGCAACTCCACAACTAAAAATTGTTGGCACTGCCGCTGGCTCTTATAGCTCGATTGATATCTATGGCGGTAGCGGAGTGGCGTTTGCCAGTCGATTCGAGTTTGGTCAGTATGATACGACCGGCGCAGTTCCTTACGGCGTATTTTTCCTCAACACCGGAAACGGGCCAATGGAGTTCGCCACGAACAACGCATACTACATGCACATATCGACGGCGGGGCTAATTAGTATCGGCCATCGCACACCAACTGCCGTTGCTGATATTGCCGCCAGCACGACCGCACGCGCCAGCCAGCGCATCCGTACCGGCGTTGCACCAACCAGCCCGAATGACGGTGACGTCTGGTACGATGGTACCGATTACAGGTTTAGAGTTAGTACAAACAGTTATAGTATCGGAACTGTTGTTCGTACAACGAAGATTGCTCCGCTTACCGATAGTACGACAGGGATGCAACTGATGGATGCCGCTGGCACAACGACTATTGGTATTGTGGACACCACCAATAAACGTGTTGCGGTGGGGCCAGTTGTTCCGTCCACCTCGTTTGAGGTGACGGGCCCCGGCGAGTTCGGTGCAACGTTCCCAGAGGTGAGGGTCACTGCGTATACCAACGGTGCTGGCGGTGGGCCGCTATTTAGTGGGCGACGTAGCCAGGGAGCAGCCGGTGCGCACGGTCAAACAACAGTTAGTCAAACCGCTTTCACATTGGGCGGGTATGGTAACGATGGAACTGCTTTTCGTGAAATAGGAATCGTTTTAATCGTCTGTGACGAGACAACGACCAGCGCCGCCGCTGGCGGTCGTATCGTATTCTCCACGACGGCAAAAGGCACACTCACACGTACAGAGCGAATTCGTATCACTAGCGATGGGTATGTTGGTGTCGGTGCAGTTACAACACCAACAGCCTTGCTAGACCTGGCAGCCAGTACCACCACCAGAGCCAGTTTGCGTATCCGTTCAGGAGTAGCACCAACCACCCCAAACGAAGGAGATATTTGGTTCGATGGCACGAACATCAAGGTTTTCGTTGGCGGAGTCACCAAAACATTCACACTTGTTTAGGGAGTAACTTTCATGGCGACCAACATTGTTCGGGCCAAAGCGGCAGCAGAGGCTATTGCGGACAAGACATTAACTAATCAACTACTAGCCGAAATCGGAGACGCCTTTGCCTACACCTACCGTCGAGGCGAAACACTGACCAACGAACAGAAGGCGACCGTATTCATCAACACCTTGCGGAGTTTCGTTAAGCAGGTTGTTCGAGACTGGAAAACCACAACGGCGATGGATACTGCGAGACAAACCGCAGAGCCGACCGCAACGCCTGATCTGGGCGAGGAAGGGTCGCTGCCATGACCACAAAAACAGTACACCGGCACGCCAACGGAACGCCGCCAGAACCGGCTACGGCGCAATCACACGCTGAAGACCTGGCTGCCTGGCTGGAGCAGCGGGGATTGACGCTGAATGTTCGAGTTAAGGCACCGGTTACAGATGACACCGTAAGCCTTGAGAACTTCATCCCGGCCGGTTGGAATGTCGTATTTCAGGTGGTGAAGAAACCGTGACGCAACGCATACCCGCCGACGCCCGGCTAGGCCGGACTCGTACAAAGCAGAATATAGGCTATCGAATCCTGTATCTGAGCCGGGAAGAATTTTCGCCATTCACGGTTGAGCGTGTGGGCGAGACGGGGATCGCTGGTTGGTATGCCGTAGCGGGCGGCGTGGATGCTCCTGCCGCTGGTGGATACATCGTATGGGGACTGGAAACACAGGACATTGCAGAGGAAGACATAAAACCAGTTCCCGCGGACACGTCTACAAGCCTCCTGAACCGCATACAAGCCATGCTAGAGACGTTGCGGGCGAATATTCGAGGAATGATTCCGCCACCAGCGCCAGCGCCCGTTGTGCGGGTCGATACGAGGGAGTTTGAGTCGTCAGTGACCAAACTGCATAGCCATGTGGCGGAATTGGTGCAGGAAGGCGAATTACGCCAGGATCGAAAGATTGTTGAGATTCGGCAAGAACTAGCGACCGTGCAGGAGTTTATTGCCCGCCTGGATACGCTCAACGATAACGCCACGCAATTACAACACCTGGACGGGGCAGCCAGCCGATTTACCGAGATGAGCGTAGCATTGGCGGCTATCGTACAGGCAAACGGCAAGGTTGCCGAGGCGACGATAACCGAACAAAAGTTACAACGTGCATTAGGGGCAATCGATAATTTTCTTGTGAATGTAGGAGGACAAGACGATGAATGAAGGAATGTTTAACGAGATTAAGCGACGGCTTGACGAGCTGACAAAACTTGGTGAGCGGTTAGTTGAGTTGTGGGAATCGCAAATAACCGGGGCGCCACAGGTTGCACGCGACGAGGCGGCAGACAAGAGGGAGATGGAAAAGGCTTCCCAAGCGAAGGCCGCTAAAGCGCCGGAGCCTATCGTACAGGTTGACGAGCGCACCGCGAACGAAATGGAGCGCGCCGGCGATTTTGAGCTGGTCAACTCCAGTACAAACAGGGCACAGAGCAGCATGTACACGTCAAGCAAGACCACGAAGGCGGACAAGAAATGAGCGAACAGAAAACATCTGTTGAGCCGGAATGGAGAGAGCACTTTGATGAGCGCCAGCGCAGGCTGATCGACAACTGCGTAACCTACGCCAAAAACGATCCGGCAGGGCTGCCCGCTCACAACGTTATGGTTATCGTGGCAATGATGGCCGATCTGCTGAATCGCTACGAAGCTGAGGCGACCAAAAAGTGAACTATACGCCGATGGGTTTGGCCATGTATCTTCAGTCTATCCAGGCGAATGATGAGAAATACGTTGTCCGCTACACTCTGGTATTGGCCGCGGTTGAGTATGCCAATAGGCTAGGCTATTCGGCCGGCTTTCGCATTGACCCGACCGAACCCGAATGGCCATGTGCATTCATCGAATTGCCTGGAGCCGGTCAAGTGTCTTGGCACATTCCGCAACACGTCAACGCATGGGATGGTCACGACACAGAAGTTAAGTACGAACGTGTAAAGCAGTTTATTGATTCGGTTGGGGAGTAATGGCTACTAGCTACCGATCCCGTTTCTTGGGCGTTCTACGGCAGAACGAACAGAATTTAACCAATGCGTTTACGGCGCTGTCTAACGACATCTCCAGGGAGATCACGCGCCGCGCCAACCGTGACGGCATTGTCCCACGCACGGCTAGCGTAGAGTTACAGCGGGAAGTGGCCATGCGGGTGATGTCTTTCTTCATCGGACGCAACCGGCAAGGAGAGCGGGCGCCGTTTGAGCTATTGCCGGATGGCAGCGTATACCCGCTCAGTACCTACATGCGTATCCTGTGGGTGGGCGTTACAGATGCAACCAGGATACCTGTAGAGCAGAACGCCGCCATGCTCACCAAGCGTTTACCGCCGGATGTGTTAGGTTCGCTGCGGGTTGCCCGAATGAATCCATTCGTGGCAGCCCGGTCAGCGGTCGGTGAGTTTGTATATGAAAATCAACATTTTCACACACAAAAAGAGTTTTGGGACGGCGCTCACGCCTACAAAGACACAGCGGACAGGGTATCTACCATCCTTGTGTCTGAACAGATCTTTAGACCCAATCCACTGGCCAAATACGAACCGGCTCACACCTGGGTAGACCCCAACGGCTACCGGCTGAGTGATCGCATTTGGAACACCGCAGGCAACACACGCACCCGGCTAGACGCCTTTCTTGAGGATAGAATCAGGAATGGGCAGGGCGCTTTGCAGATGAGCCGGGAGCTTGAAACGTTCTTGGTGCCTGGGCGAGCACTACGCACTAGCAAGCCCTATGGTACAGATGCCAGCTTTGACGCCATGCGGTTGAGTCGTACAGAAATAGCCAGGGCACACGCGGCAGCCGCAGAGATAAGCGCCGCTATGAACCCGTTTGTACAGGGCTTGCGGGTAGTGTTATCGGGCAGCCATCGTAAGCGTGATATTTGTGACGACGCGGCGGCGTCTGGCCCATGGCCAAAGGACGAAATACCGTTTCGGTATCGGCTACCTTTACATCCTGCCTGCCTATGCCACTATGCCTATGAAATGGTGGAGAATCCACAAGCTGCGCTTGACGCCATGCGGGAAGATATACGCAGAGCAAGAAGCGAGCTAATGGACTTTGTCGGCCCGGTGTTGGTGGATCAGTTTATTCGTTTGTTACTGAGCAGTCCGCCAGAGGTAAATCGAGCGTTGCCAGAAGAAATGCCGGGGGTGATATTCGCATGAACCGATTAGAGGCGGTCAACAAGTTCTATGAAGAACACCCAATTGACCCGATCTATGTTGCGGGCGTTGGGCGCAAACCGCCATTTGTCTATGGTCATGCTCATGTGGCCATAGAAGATACCAACATTGAAGATTATTACATCTACCGGGCCATTAGTGACATTGCCCGCGATCTGGCTGAGGAAGAAAACCCCTTCGATCAGCCGGTTGATCAGGCATTGACCCTCTTAAAGTTTCTCGTTGGCTTGCTCGACTTGCCCTTGCCCGACGGCTGGGAAGATGACGATCAGGGGGCAGCATGACCGATCTAGTTAAAATCACCGATGCAAGCGTGATTATCGGTCAGCCGGTACAAAGGCTTATTTCGTTGCCTTTATGGGGATGTATACCTAAAGCATGATTGAATCCGTCAAGCGCCACAAGAACACCCGTATACCGTTTCCTGAATGGGTCAATATTTATCAATGCGAGATTGGGGATACGTTTGTAGGCCCGTTCATAGAGATACAGGCGGGTGTGGTCATAGGCGATCTGTGCAAGATAGAGAGCCACACGTTCATCTGTTCGGGCGTCACCATAGGCGACCGGGTATTCGTGGGACATGGCGTGATGTTTTGTAATGACCTATTCCCGGCCATAGACGCCGCGCCGGTGCAATTGTTTCAAACCATCGTAGAAGATGACGTGGTGATCGGGAGCGGTGCTACGATATTGCCCTGTCGAATCGGGCAAGGGGCGGTGATAGGCGCCGGTGCTGTGGTGACGGATCATGTTCCGCCCTGGTCGTTGGTGCGCGGCCATCCGGCTCGCATTTGGCGCCGGTGGGTAGGTAGAGCAGAACGAAATGAGTATTTTGCAACAGCCGAACGTAACCATTTGCTCGCCGTTTCGCGACAGCGAAGCGAGCATAGCTGAATATTTCGACCGGCTATTTAATCTGGATTATCCAGCCAAAAGTCTGCGTTTTGTGGCCGTGGAAGGCGACAGCCAAGATAGCACTTGGGATGATCTTGTTAAGAGATGGGAGTATTTTGACGCTCGTTTCAACCTCATCAAATGCGACACCGGCAAGCCCAAGTATGGCAGCGTGGTCAACGCTGAACGCTTCCAGGTACTAGCGCAGGTATTCAACGCTGCACTAGATGCTGTCGATTACGAATGGACTGATTACGTTCTGTTTTTGCCGAGCGATATACGGTATCAGCCGGATTTGTTGAGTAGACTGTTGGCGCATGGAAAGGACATCATTAGCCCGTTCGTGTGGGTTTATCTTGATGGCCGCAACCAATTTTACGATATTTGGGCCTTTAGCCGAGATGGTACTAGCTATATGCCATTTATGCACCTAGACGCCGACGGGCTAAAGCCAATCCAGATGCACACCGTTGGCGGCGTGACGCTCATCAAGGCTGATGTGCTCAAGGCTGGCTGTCGATATACACCTGACGAGGTAGACCGGGGGCTATGCAAAGCGGCTAAGGCAAAAGGTTTCACCGTGTGGGCAGACCCGACAACACACGTTTATCACCCGCCATTTGCGCCAGATAAGCCGGTTACGTCGGACGAAATGAACCCGAACGGCTATTTTGTTCGGGTAGAAGACTGGGGACTGACCGAGATATACGGCCGAGATGCAGAGCGGGTCATGGACGCCATTTATAAAAAATATGGTTTTCGCCCACCTATCGCCTATGTGCGTGATCTTATTGCCTTTATGAGTGAATTTGTACATGACCGAGAATAGCCCGGCCACGTTGCCACAACCGCAATACAAGCCGCTACGCCTGCCCGATGGCACGCACAGCGGCGTATGCTATGACCCGCTGCGCGGCGTACTCGAAATACAACGCAAGGGCACCAAATATTATTTTGACCTGGCGGTAATGTATAATGCCAATCAACGAAATGGCGATTGGACAAAGGAGGCTGCCGGGTGAAAGTGGAATACCTTGTCGTATTTACTGAGGAATTGCATTCTATCAAGTTTTTGGATTCTAACGGGCAACCTGCCGATCCTCGAATTCTGATGCTCGCATTGGCTGAAGGTGTGGCGAAGGTGACATACGACAAGACGCTGTACGATGGGCCACCATCGTTTTTGAAATATGAGACGTGGAAGGTTGTTTTGGAGATACCGCAATATCGTATTCTTTCGCCAACCGTACAGAAGTTTTTTGACGATAACCCGGACGCTGAATCATGGTACTGATGTAGTTTTGCACTTATAACCAAATAGGCGGGTAAGCCGCACACCTACCACAAGGACGTTTTGACGCCGTGGTTCCGAGAAATCGGAGCTGCGGCGTTTTTT